CGCATCTGGGTGGAACAGCCGACCGCCATGGTGTTTGTCACCCATTCGATCGAGGAAGCCGTGCTGCTCGGCCACCGGGTGATCGTGCTCAAAGGCAGGCCGTCGAGCATCCACGAGACCGTCGTCATCGATCTCGAGGCCGGCATGAAGTCGCTACAGGGCTGGGGCGGAGATTCGATCCCGGTGCGCACCTTCAAGGAAGCAGCCGATGTTGCTTGCCTGGTCGGCGGCATCGATCCGGCCGCCGATCCGAACGGCTTTCTGTCGGCCGCGCATCACGAGCACGTCAGTCGTGAGTATCCCGACCTGGCGCGCACGCTTCCCGCCAAGCGCTACGTCTTCGTCGATTCGATCACGGATCTCACGCGCCAGGCAATGGCCTGGTCGAAGACACGGCCCGAGGCGTTCTCGGAGCGCACCGGCAAACCCGATACCCGCGGCGCCTACGGCTTGCTGGCCCGAGAGACCATCGGTCTCCTCAAGCATCTGCAGCACGCACCCGGAAAGACCGTGATCTTCGTCGGCATCCTGGAGCGCATCGTCGACGAGTTCAGCCGCGAGACGTTCCAGCCGCAGATGGAGGGCAGCAAGGTCGCGCGCGAACTGCCCGGCATCGTCGATCAGGTGATGACGCTGTCGCTGTTCGATCGCGACCCCGGATCCGGGTCCGGGACAGGCTCCGACGGCTGGCGGCACAATCCGGTGAACGGCGCCGAGCGCCGCTTGGTCTGCCGCTCCGGGAATATGTGGGGGCTGCCGGCCAAGGATCGCTCCGGCAACCTCGAAGAGACCGAACCGCCGAATCTGATGGCGGTGCTGACGAAAGCGAATAAGGCGCGCGGTAGTCCGGCCGCCGGCTGACACGACACGACGAATTTCAACCGAGTGTTCGCCTGCGCATCGGAGCGCCGGACAGGACCCTCATGTGCTTAACGATCAACCCGAGGACAAAGCCATGTTCGACTTCAACGGCGTCGATCCCGCAAAGCCCAATGAACCCATTCCCGACGGCGCCTTCGCCAAGGTGATCATGACCGTCCGCCCCGGCGGGCTCGACGGCGAGAGCCCGATCGACCGGGGCCTGCTCACCGCGTCGCGTGCAGAAGGCTCCGACGTCGTGCAGCTCGACTGCGAGTTCACAATCCTGGAAGGGCCGTTCGCCCGGCGCAAGTTCTGGCGTCGCTTCGTCGTGTCGGGCGGCAAGGTCGACGAGCAAGGCGTCTCGATCGGCTGGAAGATCACGAAGTCCGCGCTGCGATCGATCCTCGACTCTGCCCATGGCCTCGACCCGAAGGACGAAAGCCCGACCGCACAGGCGCGACGCCGGATCGGCGGCTTCTTCGACCTCAACAACCTGACTTTCATCGCCAAGATCGCGACGGACGACGAAGGACGCAGCGAGCTCGACGCTGCGATTACGCGCGACCGCGCCGAATGGGCCAAGGTAATGGCGGGCGAGATCGTGCCGCCGAAGCCCGGCGCCCGGCGCAAGTCCACCGGTCAGCGACCGGGAGCTGCCAGCGGTGCCGCCCAACAGCCGGCGTGGCAGCGGGGTGGAACGCCGCCGGCATCTCCGCCGCAGAGTGGCGCGCAGGCGGGCACACGCGGCCAGACGCCGTCCTCCGCGCCTGTGCCCGCCAGCCCACCGGCTTCGCAACCCGTGGGCGCGACAGGCCCGACGTCCGGCCAGCAGACGGCGCCGGGACCTGGCGCGCCGCGGAAACCCGGGCCCGCATGGCTGAACGAGTGAATACCGATGAGGAAGCCACCCGAGCACCACCGTGAGCCCAGCCCCGACGACATTTGGCTCGACCACGTGAGGGCGGAATGCGCAAAGGCCGTTGGCGAATGGCTCGAAGGATCGGTTCGCCTGGAGCGGCCGATCCGCAGCCTGACCTTCTTCGAGCTGCAGTGCATCGCCGAGGCAGCGACGAGCCGGTGGATCGTGCTGGCGTCACAGCGGATCGCGGAACGGCCCGGCGCGCCCGAGTCGCGGAGGCTCTCGACGCTGCTCCTGGGCTGAGGGCCTGCCGGATCTGCGGCCGCGCCGGTCGGGGCTTCTTCTACACGCATCACCTGAGACCCGACCGTTACCCGACTTTCGCCTTCTGCTCTCGCGCCTGCCAGGAGGCCGGCGCTGCCATCGCCAAGAGGATGAATGGGATGATCGACAAGACCCAAATCGAGGCGCGCGCGATCAAGGCGACGCGCGCCATCTTCGCCGAAACGATCGAGGACCTCGGCCTCATGCCGGCGTTCGAGGGCCGCAGCGCGGCGGAGATCGACCGGATCATCGAGGCCTGCGTCGATGGGTTTCGCGAGGCGATGGGCCGGGTCGCGATGAACGACGATCTGCCGTTTTGAGGGAGAGAAAGTCGTGATCGATTTCAATAACGACGGTCTCGTACCTGATTTTACGCGGACAAAGATCTGCAGTACGTGCCGCGCGAGGAAATGGCTGGTCGCGTTCCCGCGCCGATCCCTCTGCAAGTCCGACGGTCGAGCTGCGGTCTGCAAGGATTGCCATCGAGAATACATGCGCTCCTACGCAAAGAATAAGCGCTACCCCTCGCTCCATGCTGAACGGCAACGGGTATGGCGCGCTCGCAACCGCGATCGCGCGCGAGCTCACGGCGTGGTCAAGCGTGCGGTCAAGACGGGGATGCTGTCCAAACCCCCGCAATGCCTCGCTTGTGGCGCATACGGGTCACTCGAAGCACACCACCCAGACTATTCGTGTCCACTTGATGTCGTTTGGCTTTGCAGTCGATGCCACGGTCTTCGCCACCGCAATGGCAGTCGGGGCCGCAAGTCATGAACATGGTCATCGATTTGAACCGGGGCTCCGGCTTCGTCTATGGCGCATCGGCCGCACCGCCGTTGATCGGCGAGCGAATCGATGCGCTCGTTGACGTGGCGCTCCTCGCCGAGCGGGCCGCAGTGCCGCCGCGGAACTATCTCGGCGCTTCGCGCATCGGCGAGCCGTGCGCGCGCCGGCTCTGCTACGAGCTGATGCAAACGCCGGTCGACGACGGCGCCGATTTTTCCGGACGAATGCTGCGCATCTTTGAGGCCGGGCATCGCTTCGAGGAAATGACCATCCGCTGGCTGCGGCTTGCCGGCTTCGATTTGCACACGCACAAGCGCAACGGCGAGCAGTTCGGCTTCTCGGTCGCCGGCGGCCACTTCGGCGGCCACATCGACGGGGTCATCGTCGGCGGTCCAGACATCGGCATCGAGTACCCGGTTCTTCTCGAACATAAGGCGCTGAGGTCCTCCTCCTGGCAAGAAGTCGTCAAGCAGGGAGTCAAAGCTTCGAAACCGATCTATTGGGCGCAGGTCCAGGTCTACATGGCCTACCTCGCCGTCGAGCGCACGCTGTTTGTCGCGCTGGACAAGGATACGGAAGCGCTCCGCTACGAGCTTGTCGCCTTCGATCCCCCGGCGGCGCAGGCGCTCTCCGACAAGGCGGTCGCCATAATCCGCGCCGTCGCAGTGGGCGAGCTCCTGCCGCGCATCTCCGACGACCCCGACTTCTTCATCTGCACTTTCTGTCTATACCGCATCCGCTGCCACGCGCTCGCACCGGGAGGCACCGCATGACCATCACCCTCTCCGACAAGCAGTGCGCGGCGATCACCACGATCAAGGACTGGTTCGAGAACCGCACGAAGGACCAGCAGATTTGCCGCGTATTCGGGTACGCCGGCGCCGGCAAAAGCACGATCGTCAAGTATGCAATCGAGGAATTGGGCCTGGCCACCCCCGAATCCGGATCGAAGATCGGCGAAGTGCTCTATGCGGCGTTCACCGGCAAGGCCGCGCTGGTGATGACCCGCAAGGGCACGCCTGCCTCGACGATCCATTCGCTCATCTACCGCGTCTCCGAGGCGAGCCCGCAGGAGATCGAGAAGCTCAAGGCCGAAGTCGCCGAGATCCACGCGAAGCTGCCATCGCTCGGTGTCGGCGAACGCCTGTTCGAGGAATCCCGCCTCCGGTCGCTCGAGCTGCGCCTGAAGGACGTGCACAAGCCGCGCTTCGTGCTCAATTCCGAATCCGTCCTGCGCGACGCCAAGCTGCTGGTGCTCGACGAGGTGTCCATGGTCGGCGCGGAGATGGCGCGCGACCTCCTCGCTTTCGGCAAGCCAACGCTGGTCCTGGGCGATCCCGGCCAGCTCCCGCCGGTCAAAGGCGAAGGTGCATTCGACACTGACGCTCCCGACGTGATGCTTTCCGAAGTGCACCGGCAGGCCGGCGACAGCGCCATCATCCGCCTCGCCACCTGGGCGCGCGAGGGAAAGCCGATCCCCTACGGCGAGCACGATGCCTTCGTATGGAAGATGCGCCGCACCGATGTCGATGCGTCCGGTCTGCTCAATGCCGGCCAGGTGATCTGCGGGCGCAATGCGACGCGCGTCCAGCTCAACCTCGCCATGAAGCAGGCCGCCGGCTTCGACAGCCTCTATCCGACCGGCGCAGGCGAAAAGCTCATCTGCCTGCGGAACCGCAACGACATCGGGCTGGTCAACGGGATGTTCGTCATCCTCGACGACATCCAGGAGGACGGCGACGAGATCGCCTTCAAGGCTGTAATCACCACCGAGGATGGGCGTCAGGTCGGCGGCGAGACGAACGGCAAGCGCGAACGCTTCCGAATCTATCGCGGTCACTTCGACGATCACGTGTCGCCGGACCCCGATCGAGATCGGCGCGACCACCACAAGAAGCGCGCGACGATCGAGTGCGTCTGGGGCTGGGCCATCACCTGCCACAAGGCGCAGGGCTCGCAATTCGAGAACATCGCCGTGTTCGACGACGGGCTCGGGCGCACGCCGCAGGACCGGGCGCGCTGGCTCTACACCGCCATCACCCGCGCCGAGCGCGGGCTGGTGCTGCTCGATTGAGGCGCTGGCAGATGCTCGACTTCAACGGTACAGAGCCCGCGCGACCCTTCGAGCGATTCAACCTCGATGCGATCGTCGAGGCGTTGCGACGCGACGCCAAGGTCTGGATGCCGCGGCATTTCCCGAAGGGACGGCGAGAAGGAGCCGAATGGCGGCTCGCCAATATTCACGGGGCGCCACCGCGCAAACAGGGCTCGTGCGTCATCGCGCTCGATGGTCCTAATGCCGGCGACTGGATCGATTTCGATGGCTCGGGCTCCGGTGGGCCGCTGTCGGCGCTCGAACATGCCACTGGCTTGAAAGGCCGTGAACTCTACGCTTACGCGGCTGACCTCGTTGGCTTGTCCGCGCAAGCCGAAAGCACTGCGAAGAAGAAGCGTGCGAATGGAGCTGCGCCAACGAACGGAGCCGTCGAGCGTCGCTCCACGAGCGATGCTCGGGATGCAGCGGTCGCGACCGAGATCCGGCACATCCTCGCACGCTCCGTGCCGGTCGCGGGCACGCTGGCCGAGGCTTACTTGCGCAGCCGAGGTGTGAGTCCGCCGACCACCGAGGACCTACGTTTCGTCGCCGATCTCACGCATTTCGAGACGCAAACCGGCTGGCCCGGCATGGTCGGCATCGTGCGCGGCACGCACGGCGAGATCATCGGCCTTCATCGCACCTATCTCGCGCTCGACGGCTCGGCCAAGGCGCCGCTCACAGCGGCTCGCATGTCGCTTGGACAGATTGGCGGCGGCCTCGTTCGATTGGCGGCGCCCAAGGACGGGCTGATCGGCATCGCCGAGGGCATCGAGACCGCGCTCGCGGTCATGACTACTTGTCCGCGATTGCCGCTATGGGCCGCGCTCTCGGCCGGCAACATCCGCGAGCTCACACTTCCGGCGGAGATCGACCGGATCGTCATCTGCGCCGACCATGACGCAAGCCGCGTGGGCTTAGAGGCGGCACGAAAGCTTGCCGCTCAACTGGTCGATCGCGGAAAGCGTGTCTGGACCGCCCTGCCGCCGAGCGCTGACGACGACTTCAACGATCTACTCGTGCGCGAAGGGACCGAGGCAGTTCGCGCCGTCATCGAGGCCGCCGAAGAGTTTGTCATCGCCAGCCCGCTCCTCGGCGCCATGATCGTCGATCAGGATGCGAAGCCCGCCCGCACGATCGACGATATCGGGAAGCTCTTTCCGCTGCCACAGTTGGAGGACCTGAGCCTTGCATACCGCAGGGGCCGAGAAGGTAGGATTCTCCTCTTCAAGTCGGCGGGTCGCGACAAGCTCGGAGCCGAGCGATGGCTGGCGATGACCACGCCGTTCGGCACTGTCGCACGGCTGCGCTATCTCGATCACGACGAGGCGTTCGGGTTGCGCGTCCACATCGACGCCATGGATGGCCGCACCCGCGCCGTCGATTTCGATCGCGCGGCTCTCGCCCGGCTGGGAGCGTCGGAAATCCGGGCGGCGCTGTTCTCGGCCGGCATGCGGACGGAGAACGACGGCGACCAGGTCGCGGTCCAGATACTCAAGGCGGCCGATCCCGCGGACGAGATCCTGGTGGTCTCGCGCCCCGGCTGGCATCGCCTCGACGGCCGCGATCACCCCGTTTTCGTGACGCCCGCGGGCACGGCAATCGGTGATGAGACTGGACGACGGCTCGAACTCGCAACGAACGCGCGCTTTGGGGCAACCACGCGCGGCTCGATGGAAGGATGGAAGTCCGCTATTGCGGCGGCTGTTTCGGCGAAGGGCTGTCCGCACTTCATCCTCGGCTTGCTCGCGGGCTTTGCCGGGGTCGTGCAGTCGCTCGCAGGCCTCGACAGCTGCGGCATCAACCTGAGCGGCCTGTCGTCGAGCGGAAAGACCACCGCGCAGCGCCTGGCGGTGTCCGCGTGGACGTCGCCTTCGATCGGCGCCGGCCTGCTGCAGTCGATGCGCTCGACCGAGAATGCGGTCGAGGTGTTCGCCCAGGCCGCGTCCGGCACGGTGCTCGCGCTCGATGAGCTGGCCCATGCCGACGGCCGCGCCATCGGCCGGCTGATCTACGCCATTGCCGGCGGCCAGGGGAAGGCCCGGCTCACGGCAGGCGCGATCCTCAAACACCGCTACGCCTGGTCGACGTTTGCGGTGCTTTCGAGCGAGTGCTCGCTCGAAGAGAAGGTCCGCGCCGACGGTGCATCCTGGATCGCCGGCATGGCCGTGCGCATCCTCGACGTCGACGTCACCGACGTCGACCGCACGCTTGGCCAGAACATCATTCGCGATATCGGCGCGGTCGAGCGCCACCACGGTCATGCTGGTCCAGCCTTCGTCGAACGGCTCATTGCCGCCAAGCTGCACCACAAGCCGGATGCGTTGCGCGAGCGCGTGATGGATTTCGCACGGCGGCTGGCCGGCGAGCGTGCCGACGCCGCACGTCTTCGCGCCGCGACCTGCCTGGCGCTGCCGTTCGTCGCAGGCCAGCTGGCGCAAGACTTCGACCTTCTGCCGTGGTCGATCGATCTCGAAGCGCCAGTGCGATGGGCGTGGGAACGCTTCCAGAAATCGTCCGATGCCGAGGCCTTGGCGCCCGACGAGCAGGCCATCGCAAGCCTGCGCGCATGGATCGCCGAACGCTGGGACGTGACGATCAAGTCCGTCGATACCGGCACCGACGGTTTCGACCGCAAGCTCAACAACCGCGAGGCCGTCGCCTGGTACGACGACACGGCGATCTACATGCCGGTCCAGCGCTTGCGCGAAGCGTCCGGCGAGACGCTCAAGGCGCAACAGGTCGTCAAGGCCCTCGTCGATAGAAACCTCCTGGACAAGCGGCAGGATGGCCGGCGCGCCGCGGTGCGTTGGGTTCCGAAGATCGGGCGCGTCGACGCCTATGCGCTCAAGCGCTCCGAGTTCGGGCGGCGCCAGACCTGGTTCGGCGACGAGAACGACGGGAGCGGACCATGATCGCTCCTCGTCCGCTTCCAGTTGGACAAGCACGAGATTGCCGCGTGGCCAGTGTGGCTCCGGTGGCCACGCCAGCGTATTTCCGCGCAAAACCCGTGACCACATGTGCCACGGTGGCAACTCCTTTGGCCACGCTTAAGCGATTGAGATCGCTGGCGAATGGCCACACCAGCCACAAGTACCACCGGCCGAGGACAAGTTATAGGAATCGGATTGTTGTTTTGCGTTCCACGATTCATGGAAGGGTCGCGCGTAGTATCTCTTCTTCTATAGTGGATAGAGTGGAGAGTGTGGCCAGTCGCCAACTCTTTCAACCACTTAGGCGTAGCCACCACGATTTGCGCAGTGGCCAGTGTGGCACCGGCTGCGCACCCGCCGTACATGCGTGGCAAAGCCGCGCACCGCCCCGATCGGATGCCAACGACGCACATTCTCGCTGTTCAAGGGCAGCGAGTGCGAAACCGCATCCGAGGATCACATCGATGTCAGCGCTTGCCACGCGCCCCACCGGGGACGCGAACCCTTCCGCTCGTCCCGAGCTCAAGCTCGTGCCGGCAAACCCGCGCACGTTCCTCGCGCTCGATCTCGGCAGCGCGACCGGCTGGGCGCTCAAACGCATCGGCAGACCGATCGTCAGCGGCACAATGGCGTTCAAGGCCGGCCGCTTCGAAGGCGGCGGCATGCCGTTCCTTCGCTTCCGCCGGTGGCTCGCCGAAATCGAATCCGCCGAAGGCGCGGTCGTCGTATTCTTCGAGGAGGTGCGAGCGCATGCCGGCACGATCGCGGCGCACGCCTATGGCGGCTTTCTCGCCGAGCTTTCCGCGTGGTGCGAGGAACGCGGGCATCCTTACGAAGGCGTTCCGGTCGGGACGATCAAGCGCTTCGCGACCGGGAAGGGCAATGCCGACAAGCAAGCAGTGATCGAGGCCATCCGTGCTCGCGGCTTCGCGCCGGCCGACCACAACGAGGCCGACGCCATCGCCATCCTGCTGTGGGCGATCGACATGCGGGGCGGCGTGCGATGAGCCGGCAACGCCTTCCCGACCGACGGCCGAGCCTCACCACCAAGCTCGTGCACGAATGCCGGTCCTATTCGGTGACGATCGGGTTCTATCCCGCGACCGACCGCGTTGGCGAAGTGTTCACGCATGGAGCCAAGGTGGGCTCCGCGATGGACGGCATCCTCGACGATGCGTGCATCGCATTATCGCTGCTGCTTCAGCACGGCGTCGAACCTGCCGCGCTCGCTTCAAGCATGGGACGCCTTGGTGACGGCAAGTCGCCCGCTTCGATCGTTGGTGCGCTCGCCGACCTGATCGCTCGGGAGGCGCAGCCATGAGGTGGACGCCCAAGGGCTATGGCGGCGAGCGCCGGTCGTCCGAGCAGGTCAAACGCGACGGCTGGATCGAGCAGGGAATCCTCGTCGTCAACGAGGACGATCATCGTCTCACCTGGCCCGAGCGCCACTTCATCCGTCAGCTCGGCGAGAAGCTGTTCGGCAAGCGAGAGCCGAAGGAGATGCGCCATGGGTGAGAAGGATTGGACACCCTCGTTGATCGAGGAGCGGTTCGTCGAAGCGGCCGACGTGATGAAGCGGCTGCCCGACGTGCGCGTGCCGGGGCATTTCAACACCTGGCCAAAAATGCATCACGAGTTCGCCGATCTCGTGGGCCAGGAGCCGCCGCGACTGCGGCGCCCTCCGCCCGCGCCCGATGCCATCAGCCGGATGGAAGAGACCCTCAGCTGGCTCAATTGGCTTGAGCCGGCGGATGCGAAGGTCGTCTGGCTCCGAGCGAACGGCGAGCGTTGGAAAGCGATCTGCTGGAAGGTCGGTCTCGCCCGCACCGCCGCCAACCAGCGCTGGCTCTACGCGCTCTGCGTCATCGCTTGGAAACTCAGCGGACGGGAACCGTCGCGCCGCCGCTCACGCCGGCACATCATCGAAATCGCGCGTGTTTCAGCGAAGCCGTGAGTACAGGAGCGAAAAGTGTTCGCGAACACTTTTCGCGCGGACAAAAGCGCTTTCGGATGCTAGTTTTCTGATCACGCTCGGGGTTGTGCGGATGGAGACACGACGGCTCACCTCCCGAGTCCCTCGCATCAAGCAAGAACGAGGTTCTTCGCGCTTGATGGTCATGGCTTCAAAGCTGTAATCGCTCAGGCGGCGTGTTCCTCGGGAATCTTGATCAGCGACTCGGCTGGGATACCGAGACCCTTGTGCAATCGCCAGACCATCCGCAAGGTCAACGGACGTTTGTGGTTGAGCACTTCGTAGACGCGGTTTCGGCTGCCGATGTAACGCACGAGGTCACGCGGCTCCAAGCCCCTCTGCTCCATGTGGTATTTGATCGCCTCAACCGGATCGGGCAGATCGATCGGATAGTGCTTGGCCTCCCAGGCCTCGACCAGCGTGACTAGCACGTCGAGCCGATCGCCATCGGGCGTGCCCCGCTTCGCATCCATGAGCCCTTCGATCTCCTTGAGCGCACGGCGGTAGTCGCGCTTTGTCTTGATCGGTGTGACGTCCATTGTGTCTGCTCCTCAAATCGTCTGCGCGTCGATCTTGTCGTATTGGCGGTGCGTGCCGATGAAGCGGATGTAGACGACGCGATACGGGTAATTGATCCACACAACGACGCGGTACTTGTTGCCCGCAATGTTGAACACGGCCCGTCCGTCCTTGAGGATGCTCGCCGTGCGGATGTCCCGCTTCACGTCGGCCGGTGTCGCCCAGTCGGCCGACCGCACCTGCCGATACCAAGCCATCACGGGCTCGCGCGCGTCGGCGTAAGCGGGACTACGGTCCAGGAAAGCCTTCAACGTGCTGAGCGCGATGACTCGCATCAGGAAAGTCTAGCATAGTCCCAATCTGGGATCAAGCCCCTTTGATCCCAAATCGGGACCTAGGTGATCCCGATTTGGGATCAAGCGACCGCTAACCCTTTGATATCACGGGTCCTCCCTGGCCGAAATGCTATGCGGGGGGCAATGGCCCGGAACATCGCTACCGTCAGCCGCAAAATCTGAGTTACCGGGTACCAGTTACCAGGCAGCCCCTTTGCCCCGAAAAGCCCCACAGACCGGCACTATCTGGCCCACGGGCGGGTGGTAACTCAGGCGGTAACCAGGGTGGTAACCGGCCCTGACGTTACCATCGCCCGGTCGTTGCCGGTCCCTGATCGAAAGAACCATGACACCGTCGTTTCCCAACGCGGTTGAGCGCTGGCCGCTCGACCGATTGATCCCGCATGCGCGCAATGCCCGGACCCATTCCGAGGACCAGGTGGCGCAGATCGCGGGGTCGATCGCCGAGTTTGGCTTCGTGAACCCGGTGCTGGTTGGCGACGACGGGGTGATCGTGGCGGGCCACGGCCGCGTGCTGGCTGCGCGTAAACTCGGCCTTGCCGATGCGCCGGTGATCGTTCTCTCGCACCTGACGCCGACGCAGCGTCGCGCGCTGATGATCGCGGATAATCGTATCGCGGAAAACGCCGGTTGGGATGACGAGATGCTCGGCGCTGAACTCGCCGCGTTGCGTGACGAAGACGTTGACCTGGCATTGCTCGGTTTCGACGAGACCGATATCGATCGGCTACTCGCCGGCACACTGGACGAGGCCGACGATCTAGACGAGGTGCCGGAGCCTCCGGTCGATCCAGTCAGCCGTCCGGGCGACCTGTGGATCTGCGGCGAGCACCGCGTGCTGTGCGGCGACGCTACCGTGCTGAGCGATGTCGAGACAGTGCTCGGCGGCGAGCTCGCTGACATGTGCTTCACCGATCCGCCCTACAACGTGAACTATGCCAACTCGGCCAAGGACAAACAGCGCGGCAAGAACCGGGCGATCCTGAACGATGCGCTGGGCGAGAGCTTCGGAGCATTCCTCTACGACGCGAGCGTCAACATCCTCACAGTGACCAAGGGGTCGATCTACATCTGCATGTCGTCGTCAGAACTGGACATGCTGCAGAAGGCGTTCCGGGAGGCCGGCGGCAAGTGGTCGACCTTCGTGATCTGGGCCAAGAACACCTTCACGCTCGGTCGCGCCGACTACCAGCGTCAATACGAGCCGATCCTCTATGGCTGGAAGGATGGCACCGACCATTACTGGTGCGGAGCACGCGACCAGGGCGATGTCTGGTTCTTCGACAAGCCGGTGAAGAACGACCTGCATCCCACCATGAAGCCGGTGGCGCTGGTTGAACGGGCGATCCGGAATTCATCGAAGAGCCGCGACATCGTGCTCGACCCGTTCGGCGGATCCGGCACGACGTTGATCGCCGCGGAGCGCGCCAGCAGACGCGCACGGCTGATCGAGCTTGATCCAAAATACGTGGACGTCATCGTCCAGCGCTGGAAAAAGGCGACCGATGGCAGCGCAATCCACGCCACCACCGGCCAGCCCTTCGAGCCGTCTTAGTCGGCGATGCGATAAACCCGCCCGCGCTTGTCGGATTTCTCGGAGGTGACATCGAGCCCAAGCTTCTTCTTGAGCGCGCCGGCGATCGCGCCGCGCACCGTATGCGGCTGCCACTCGAACGCCTCGACGATCTCGTCGATGCTGGCGCCCTTGGGACGCTTGAGCATCTCGATCAGCCGCTCCTGCTTGGTGTTCTCGCGGGTCGCGCGCGGCGTCTTGGCCGCGACCTTCTTGCGCGCGGTCTTGGCGGCCTTCTTGGTCTTGGTGGGCTTGCCCTCCGCGGGCCGCGGTTTCTTCGCGGAGGCGAGAGCCTTCTTCTCGAGCTTCGGGGAGTCGGCCACGTCGTCGACCGGGGCGGTCGTATCGGACCCTATGTTGAGCGCCACGACAGCGGCATCGGTGGCCCGCAGCGTCAGCCGCGCGCTGTCCTTGTCCTCGCGCCAGATCTCATCGTTCAGTCCCGCCTGGACTTCCTCGATCAGGCCCTTGGCCAGCAGACTCTTGAGCACCTTGTCGGCCGCGCTGCCCTTGACCTTAAGCGTCAGCGGGTAGAGGGATCGGCCGTCGCGCTGGCAGGCGGCGGACAGGACGACGAGTTGGGAATCGGAAAGCTTAGGCATGGTGGCGGCTCCTTCGGTAGTCGGGCCGCGACCATCGCGGCCCTGTACCACCCCAAGCCCCGCCGGCGATGACCGAACGGGGCGAGGCGTGAGCGGAGTCAGCTATCCGGCGTGCTCGCCTTCCTTGAAGGCGGCGTCGGTGATGCGTTTGAGGAGTTCGGCGTAGTGCGCGAGCGTGCCGACGTGCCCCCAGTTGATGTCGTCGGGGCTATATCCGAAGTGCTCGTCGCTCAGCGCCTTGAGCCGATCGAGCATCGTGTCGATCTCGGCCTTGTGGGTGGTGAAGGCTTCGAGGGCTGTGCGGTTGTCGGGGCGGCGTCGCATGGCAAACTCCGATGTTGTTGACGCCATGAATGCTCTGATTTGAGCAACAGCCAAGTCCATAAGCAGATCATTTCATTGCTATCTTCGGGCACCGCCGATCATGGGATTATCGATCCGCGCTTATGCCCGAAGGCGCGGCGTGAGCCATGTCGCGGTACTTCGCGCGATCAAGCAGGGCCGCGTCCCTGTCGAGCCCGACGGCACCGTCGATCCCACGAAGGCCGACGCATCGTGGGAACGCTCGACCGATCCGGGTCGCGTAAAGTCGAAGTCAAAGGCTCCCGCGGAGAAGCTGCGCCCCGTCGGCGAGGCGGCGCTCGGTTCGGTGCGCGAGACGTTGAAAGAACAGGGCTTGCCTGCGGGCGGCAACGTCACCTTCGTCCAGGCCCGCACCGCTCACGAGATCGCCAAGGCACATCTCGCGCGGCTGCGCTTGCAACGCATGAAGGGCGAGCTCGTCGATCGCGCCCGCTCGACCGCGCTCGTGTTCCGGCTTGCGCGCGAGGAGCGGGATTCCTGGCTCAACTGGCCCGCACGGGTTTCAGCCTTGATTGCAGCCGAGCTCGGCGTGGAAGCGCACGCAGTCCAGAAAATCGTGGAGGCGCATGTCCGCGCTCACCTCGGCGAACTCGCCGACGTCCGGCCCGAGTTCCGGTGAACTGTTCGCATTCGATGGCGCGGAGGAACTAGGCCAGGCTTGGCGTGACGGGCTCTTGCCCGATCCGTCGCTGACGGTCTCGGAATGGGCCGATCGCCACCGGGTGCTCAGCCCACGCGCATCGGCCGAGCCCGGGCGGTACCGCACCGATCGCACGCCCTACATGCGTGCGATCATGGACGCGCTGTCGCCGGCGCATCCGGTGCGGCGCGTCGTATTCATGAAGGCAGCTCAGGTCGGCGCGACCGAGGCCGGCAATAACTGGATCGGCTACGTCATCCATCATGCGCCGGGGCCGATGCTCGCGGTGCAGCCGACCGTCGAGCTTGCCAAGCGCTTCTCGCGCCAGCGCATCGATCCGCTGATCGAGGAGAGCCCGTCTCTCCGCCAGCGGGTGAAACCCGCACGTTCGCGCGACGCCGGCAACACGATGCTGTCGAAGGAGTTCCCGGCGGGACTCCTGGTCATCACCGGTGCGAACAGCGCGGTCGGGCTACGCTCGATGCCGGCGCGTTATCTGTTCCTCGACGAGGTCGATGCCTACCCGCCCTCCGCCGACGAGGAGGGCGATCCGGTCGCGCTCGCGGAAGCACGCACGCGTACCTTCTCCTGGCGGGCGAAGGCGTTTCTCGCCTCGACCCCGACGATAGCCGGGCTCTCGCGCATCGAGCGCGAATACGAAGCTTCGGATCAGCGCCGGTATTTCGTGCCATGCCCGCATTGCAAGGACACGCAGTGGCTCAAGTTCGAGCGGCTCCGCTGGGAAAAGGGCAGGCCCGAGACCACACATTATCTGTGCGCCTCCTGCGACGGCCGGATCGAGGAGCACCACAAGACGGCCATGCTGCAGTCCGGCGAGTGGCGGCCGACCGCGGAGGCGCAGGATCCGGGCACGATCGGGTTCCATATTTCGGCGCTCTATTCGCCGGTCGGGTGGTTCTCCTGGGAGAACATCGCACGCCTCTGGGAAACGGCAACCACCGACGAGGCCAAGCGCAGCTTCAAGAACAGCGTCCTCGGCGAGACCTGGATCGAGACCGGTGAGGCGCCGGACTGGCAGCGGCTTTACGAGCGCCGTGAGCTTTGGCAGATCGGCACGGTGCCGCGAGGCGGCCTGTTTCTGACCGCCGGCGCAGACGTTCAGAAGGACCGCATCGAAGTCGATGTCTGGGCCTGGGGACGGGGGCTCGAAAGCTGGCTGGTCGACCACATCGTGGTCGAAGGCGGACCCGAGCACGCCGCGACCTGGAATGAACTCGGCGCTGTCCTCGATCGCACTTGGCTGCACGCACATGGAACGCGAGTCGGTCTGGCGAAGCTCGCGATTGACACCGGCTATGAGTCGCCCGCCGTGTACGCCTGGGCGCGCCGGGCCGGTCACGCTCAAGTCGCACCGATCAAGGGCGTCGAGGGCTTCAACCGGGCGGCGCCGGTCGCGGGCCCTACGCATGTCGACGTCACCGAAGGCGGCAAGAAGCTTCGCCGCGGCGCGCGGCTGTGGACGATCGCGGTCGCGACCTTCAAGAGCGAGACCTATCGCTATCTGCGCCTGTCGGCACCGACCGATGAGGAGATCGCGGCGGGCGCGAAGTTCCCCGTCGGCTACGTGCACCTGCCGCGCGGCACCGAAGCGGAGTGGGTCAAGCAGCTGGTCGGTGAGCAGCTTGTTACGGTCAAAACAAAGCGCGGCTTCAGCCGGCTCGAATGGCAGAAACTGCGCGAGCGCAATGAGGCGCTCGACTGCCGTGTCTATGCGCGTGCGGCGGCCTGGATCGCAGGTGCCGACCGCTGGACCGAGGCCATGTGGCGCGACCTCGAGCAACAGGTTGGCGTCTCGGTAGGAATCGGGGACGAATCGGCGGAACCGGAAACGCCTGCCGACAACATTGCTGGTTTGATCCGACGCAGGCCGCAGCGCCATGGCCGGCGGGTGTTCCGGTCGAGCTATCTGAGCTGAACGAGCCATCCAGACATGACCCTCGAAGAGATGACCGCGCAACGCGATGCGCTGCTGGCCGCGCGCTTCCGCGGCGTGCGCACCGTCGAGATCGACGGCCGGCGCGTCACGTATGCCACCGACGCCGAGATGGCGGCCGCCATCACCGATCTGGAACGCCGGATCGCCGCCGCTGGTGAAGGTGGCCGCCGCCGCCGGATCCTGACGTCCGCCTCGAAGGGACTTTGAGCTCGTGGTCGCTTCGCTGAAAGCTTTCCGACGCCGCGTCGGAGCATTCATCGGCGGGTTCGAGGCAGGGCTGGCGAACCGCCGGCTCAAGGGGTTCCAGCCGAGCCGAGCGCATCTCAATACGCTGATCGCGGCGGCCGGTCCGGACATCACGGCCCGCGCCCGCTGGCTCGTGCGCAACAACGGCTATGCGGCGAACGCGATCGAGAGCTGGGCCGGCAATGTGGTCGGCGCCGGCATCAAGCCGTCCTCGCTGATCGCGGATACCGAACTGAAAGCGCAGGTGCAACAGCTCTGGCTCGGCTGGACCGACGAAGCCGACTCCGAAAGCTTCACGGACTTCTATGGGCTGCAGCGCCGCGCGGCACGCGAGGTGTTCATTGCGGGCGAGGTGTTTTTCCGGTTCCGGCCGCGCCGGCCACAGGATGGGCTGACGGTCCCGCTTCAGCTTCAGATGATCCCTTCGGAGATGCTGCCGCTCAATCGCAACGAAGTCATTCCCGGCGGCAACGTCATCCGCCAGGGGATCGAGTTCGATGCGATCGGGCGCCGCGTCGCCTACCACTTCCTGCGGCGGCATCCGGGCGACATCACGGATCCTGGGCTCGCTGGCGACATCGTGCGCGTCCCGGCCTTCGAGATCGTGCACGTCATCGATCCGGTCGATGCCGGACAGCTTCGGGGAGTCTCGCGTTTCGCGGCCGGCATCGTGAAGCTGTTCCTGCTCGACCAGTACGACGATGCCGAGCTCGACCGAAAGAAGGTCGCGGCGATGCACGCGCTCTTCATCACGACGCCGGCGCCGGCCGAACCGCTCGATGCCGTGGAGGGACGCGACGAGAACGACGAACGCACGATCGACCTGCAGCCCGGCCAGATCACGATGCTGGAGCCCGGTGAAGAGGTGCAGACTTCGGCCCCGGCAGACGTCGGTCAGACCTACGAGCCATTCCAGTACCGCACGCTGCTGCAGGTCTCGGCCGCACTCGGCGTGCCTTACGCCTATCTCTCGAACGATATGCTCAAGGCCAACTACTCGAACTCGCGCCTGGCGCTGCTCGAATTCCGCCGCCGTATCGAGGCCTATCAGCATGCCGTGATCGTCTGGCAGCTGTGCCACCAGGTCTGGGCGCGCTGGATGGACACCGCGGTGCTCGCGGGCGCGCTGGCACTTCTGGATTACGACCAGCGTCGGCGAGACTATCTCGCCTGCGGATGGCTTCCGCCGAAGTGGGATTGGGTCGATCCACTCAAGGACGCTCGCGCCGAGATCGAGCAGATCGACGCCGGGCTCAAGAGCCGGACGCAGGCGCTCGCGGAGCGCGGCTACGACGCCGAACAGGTCGATGCCGAGATCGCCGCCGACAAGGCGCGGGAGAAATCGCTGGGATTGAGTTTCGGGGCAACACCGGCCGCCGGCATGGTGCCAGAGTCGGATGCTTCGTCTACGGCTTCCGACGCGGCCGCGGGTTGAAAGGATTGAGAACGGGAACACCTGTCGGCCCGAAATCCGACACGTTGCGCGTGACCACGGTCAGGCCGTGTTCGAGGGCCGTGCCCGCGATCATGAGATCGGCGCTGTCGTTACCAATAGCTGCGCTCAGTAGACCCCAGCGCCGTGCCGTTTTCAGATCGAACGGCAGGATCCGTTCGCCGTAGAGGGCCAGCACCCTGTCGAGCCAAGCTGCGAGCGCCGCAGCAAAGCCCGGGTCCGTCGTGTGTTGCCGAGCAATACCGCGCTCGATCTCACCGATGCTGATGACGCTGACGAAAAGATCGGTCGTTCGCTGCTGTTCGAACCACGCCACGAGCCCGGCGTCGCGCTGTGGCTTGCGCAGCTCCGATAACACGACCGTATCGATCAGGTACATCAAAGCTCCACGTCGCGCAGACGCGCCTTAAGGCGCGGGAATTCGCCGCCATCCTGCGGCATCGCAAGCAGTAGTTCCGCAAAGGATGGTGCCTGTACTCGGTCGAGGCGCCGCAGACGCTCGTACTCCGTCACGTCGACAACCACTACAGCTGGCTTGCCGTGCTTCGTGACTGTCTGAGGCACGCGCCGCGCAGCCTCAACAACCTCGCTGAACCGATTTTTTGCGTCCTGGACCGACCAATTGCGACGAGCCATGGGTTCGTCTCCTCTAGCTATAATTTCTGGCTAGAATATGCGCTGCCGCCCCTGCGCCGTCAAGTCCGTTTGCTTCGCAAGGCCTGAAAAGAATGATCGACCTGCCTCATGTCGCGTCCCGCGTATTCGGGACGCCTCTGATGATTGCGCGCACAAAGCTCGAAGTGATCCTTGGCGTGCTCGCGCCGCGGCTCGCCGGCAGCCCATTGGATCCGGTCGATATGGCGGCGGATGCTGCTCCGCAGACCTCGATCACCGTGGAAAGAATCGCGGTGGTGTCGGTGATCGGCACGCTGGTCAGTCGCTCGGGTTATCTCGATGCGACGAGTGGCCTCCTGGCCTACGGAGAGATCGGCGACGCGATTGCGTCCGCCATGGACGATCCTTCCGTGCGGGGTGTCATCCTCGACGTCGATTCGCCCGGCGGCGAGGTCGGCGGTCTGTTCGACCTGGTCGAGCGGATACGCGCGACCAAAGCTGCGAGCGACAAACCGCTCTGGGCGGTAGCAAACGAGGGTGCGCTGTCCGCGGCCTATGCGGTCGCGAGCGCCGCCGACCGGCTCTACGTGACGCGGACTGGCGAGGTCGGATCCGTCGGCGTGGTTGCGGTCCATGTTGATGAAAGCGCCGCCGACGCAAAAGCAGGCCTCGCTTGGACTTTCGTATTCGCAGGCGAAAGCAAGGTCGATGGCAACGCCCATGAGCCGCTCTCCGAGCGTGCCCGTGCCACGATCCAGGCCGACGTCGATCATCTCTACGCGCAACTGTGCGGGCTCGTTGCCGCCAACCGCAGCCTGACAAATGAGGCCGTGCGTGGGACGAACGCCGCAGTCTATCGCGGCGAGCTTGCGATCCGCGCTGGCCTAGCCGACCGCGTCGGAACGCTTGATCTCGCGATTGCCGAGATGGTCACCGATCCCCGGATCAAGTCCGGGGACGACCGCACGGCATCCACCGTGCGCAACCCCGTCACCCCGACCCCGAAGAGGAGCCCGTCCATGGCGACGAACGAGACCGAACGGATTCAACGCGATGCGATCGAGCCGCAGCTACCGCTCGTGTCGCAAGCAGTGCCGCAGGCCCCTAACCCTGAACCGGCTCCCCCGCCAACTCGAGTGCCTGCACCGGAGCCTGCAGCCGATCCGGCGCCTGTACCCGGCCCGGCGGACAAGCTGCGCGCGGAATATGCCGACATTGCTGCGCTCGCAGCTCAGGCCGCACGGCTCGGTGTCACGGTCGATGCCGCGGATGCCATGCGCAAGGGCATCTCGGCCGATGCGCTGCGCCGCTCCGTGCTTGATGCGCTCGCGTCGCGCGCCGAGGCAACAAGCGTCATCGCGGCAGCGCCATCCACGACTGCCACCGGGGAAAGCCCGATCGTGCGGCGTGCGAAGGAACGCGCCGCGGCGGCTCGCGCCTGATCACTTAAAGGAGCACCACACATGACCACTCTCATCATGTCGCCGACACTCGGCGACCTGCTCAAGTTTGAGCTTAACGCGAGCTATTGCCGCGAGACTGTGACGCTCAAGTCCGGCACGAACTACGCGCTCGGTTCCGTGCTTGGGAAGATCGCTGCTTCCGGCAAGTATCGCCTCTCGCCGACAGCCCTGGCTATCGGCGACGAGGGTGCGGAGACCGCCGTCGCCGTCCTGATCCAGGCGGTCGATGCGACCGCTGCCGACAAGGCGGGCCTCGTGGTCGCCCGCGGTCCCACGATCGTGTCCAAGGCGGCGCTCGTCTTTGACGCGTCCGTCGACCAGCCGGCCGAAAAGACCACCAAGCACACGCAGCTCGCGACCACGGGCATCGTGCCGCGCGACACTGCCTGACCTGTGGTTGGGCTCGTCCCGGCCAATCCACCCCGACATCACTTCACTCGTCACCACCGGGCCTCGGCGGACTTAACCGCGGGGCCCGAACCATTTGAGGAACCCCCATGTCAGCCATGATCAATCCTTTCGACGCGGGCGGCTACACGCTCGCCGAGATGACCTCGGCCATCAACATCCTGCCCAACATCTACACGCGATTGGGCGAGATGGGCCTGTTCCGCTTCGAGGGCGTGACCCAGCGCAGCGTCATCATCGAGCAGGCGGAAGGCGTTCTGAATCTCTTGCCGACCGTGCCGCTCGGTGGGCCGGCAACGGTTGCCAACCGCGACACCCGATCGACGCGCTCATTCACTGTGCCGTGGATTCCCCATGACGACGTGATCACGCCGCAGGATATCCAGGGCGTGCGCGGCTTCGGGGTCGCGGACGCGGCCGATCCGCTCGCCACCGTCATGGAGCGCAAGATCACCCGCATGCGGGCCAAGCACGCGCAGACCCGGGAATACATGGAGATCAACGCGCTCCGCGGTATCGTCAAGGACGGTGCCGGGATCGTGCTCTACGACTACTTCGACGAGTTCGACCTGGCCCAACAGTCGGTCGACTTCGTGCTCGGGACCGCCGGCACCAACGTTCAGGCCAAGTGCCGCGAAGTGCTGCGCAATGTCGAGACCGAGCTCAAAGGCGAGACCATGAACGGCGTGCTCGCCCTCGTCAGCCCCGGCTTCTTCGACAAATTGATCAGCCACGCCAAGGTGGAGGATGCCTACAAGTACTTCTCCTCGACCGGCGCCCAGCCGCTGCGCGAAGACACCCGCCGGCGCTTCCCGTTCTCCGGCATCGTGTTCGAGGAATACAACGCTACCGTCACGCTTTCGACCGGCGCGACCGAGACGCTGATCCCGGCGACCGAGGGCATCGCCTTCCCGCTCGGCACGATGGACACCTTCGTCACCTACGGGGCGCCGGCAAACCTGATCGAGACCGTCAACACCATGGGACTGCCGATCTATGCCCGGCAGATTGCACGTCCGGACGGCAGCGCGATCGACGTGAAAACCGAGGCCTCGCCGCTGCCCGTGAACAAGCGGCCTCGCCTGGCGGTCAAAATCCTGACCAGCAACTGAGCCGCTGTCGTGGATGCGTTCTTGGCGGCAACCGACGTGCTGTTCGCCGACCCGAACATCGCCCGCGACGCGCTCTGGCGCGCGGGCGGTGTGGGCGTCGGAATTGCCGTCCGTGTCATCAGCAAGCGGCCCGACCAGGTCGTTGGGTTTGGCGACAGCCGGGCGATCTTGCCGACGACGCTGATCGACGTGCGCCGGTCGGAGATCCCGGACCCCGCTTCGGGCGACACCGTCGAGATCCCCGGGTCAAGCCCGGGGACTGGCGACACCTTCGAGATCATCGCGACGCCGGTCGCCGATAGCCTCCGGCTCGTATGGACCTGCGAAGCCGCACTGCCGCCCTGATCCGATGCGTTTCACGATCAAAACCGACGACCTCGTTAAGGGGCTAGGCGATGTCGAGGTGGAAGCAGCGCGCTCCGTCACCGACGCCATGCGCGAGGTGACGGACGGGCTGAAGAGCGATCTCCGTACCGATGTCGCCGATGCGGGCCTCGGACAGCGCCTCGCCAACACCTGGCGCGGCAAGACCTACCCGGAAGGTGCAGTGAGTCTCGAGGCCGCGTCTTTCGTCTGGTCCAAGGCGCCCAACATCGTCGATGCGTTCGACCGCGGCGTCACGATCAAATCGAGTCGGGGGTTCTGGCTTGCGATTCCGACTTCGGCCGCGGGCGTGAAGGGCGTCAACGCGACCGGCGCCATGAAGCGGATCACGCCGGGCGGCTGGGAACGGCGCACCGGGATGCGGCTTCGTTTCGTGTATCGGCGCGGGCGGACGTCGCTGCTCGTCGCCGACAATGCGCGGCTCAGCAAGAAAGGACTAGCGCGGCCGAACATCGGCCGCACGCGCGGCGGCGCGCAATTCACGCGCATCGCCGGACGCTCGACGGTCGTCGTGTTTATCCTGGTGCCGCAGGTCACGCTTCGGAAACGGCTCGACATCGGCAGCGCCGCACAGCGCTGGGCCGATCGGACCCCAAGTCTCATCGCAAGTCGCTGGAGATAATCGTGGATCGGAACGAACTCGCAATCTGGATTGCTGTCCTGTCGTTCTCCATCGTAGCCTTCGTGCTGGTGGTGACCGCGCTGTGACGAGCCGGCGAGAACAGGTCCTCGATGCGGTCAAGGCTCTCGTTGCCGCGGCGCTGCCTGATGCGGACGTGAAGCGCAATTTGGCGAAGCCTGAGCGCATCGCGCCGGGCGGCCTCGCCATCATCCGCGACGGCGACCCGGGCGAGCCGGAAGTGATCCTCTCGCCGCTTACCTACGTCTACACCCATCGCATCCCGATCGAGATCGCGGCATACGAGACGTCGAGCCAAACCCGCGAGCAGGTGCTCGACGCCATGCTGGGAGCGATCGGTGCGGCCGTTGTTTCCAACCGGACGCTCGGCGGTCTCTGCGACTTCATCGAGGCGGAAGCCCCGTCGACGGACGATGTCGAGACTGCGGGCGCTCGGGCTGGACGCTGGGCCGACGTCGTGATCGTCGCGGTCTACGGCACGACCGATCCACTGAACTGAATTCCATCAAACTTGGGAGAGTCCCATGGCACGCGCACGCGGCGCCAACGCCGTCATGGCTGCGGCATTCGAGACGACCTATGGCACGGCACCTGTGTCGGGTTTCAAGAAGCTGCCGTTCGTTTCATCCGCGCTCGGGGATGAGCAGAACCTGATCGCCAGCGATCTTCTTGGCTACGGCCGCGAGCCGTTGCCGCCGAGCCGCGACGTCGTCAACAACGAGGGAGACACCGTCGTCCCGGTGGACCTGCGCAACTTCGGCTATTGGCTGAAGCTGCTCCTGGGCGCACCCACCTCGGTCGACAATTTAGGCGTCTTTACCCACACCTTCGTCTCGGGCGCCCTCACGTTGCCCTCGATGGCGATCGAGATCGGCATGCCGGAAATCCCGAGCTACGGCATGAACGTCGGTGTGCGCGGCAACTCGATGAAAATCCAACTGCAACGCTCGGGTCTTCTGAATGCGAGCATGAGCCTGATCGCGCAGGGCGAGACCAAGGCAGGGTCGTCGGGAGCCGGATCGCCCACCGCAGCTGTGATCGAGCGCTTCTCGCAATTCATGGGCGACATCAAACGTGATGACGTCGCCCTCGGCCACATCGTGTCCGCCGAGTTGATGTACTCGAACAATCTCGACAAGGTCGAGGTGATCCGCCCCGACGGGCGGATCGAGGATGCCGATCCCGCCATGGTCGCCGTGTCCGGCAACATCAACGTGCGCTTCGCCGACACCGTGCTGCTCGATCAGGCGACATCGGGCGATCCGTGCGAATTGTCGTTCGGCTGGCAGATCGATGCCGGCAACTCGCTGCTGTTCACGGTTCACAGCGTCTTTCTGCCGAAAGCCAAGACGCCGATTCAAGGGCCGGGCGGCATCCAGGCTGCGTTCGCCTGGCAAGCGGCCAAGGATCCGACCGTGCAGAAGACCTGCACGGCAGTCCTCATCAACGACGTGACGGGATATTGATCCAATGAAAGCGCCTCGTTCCAAACCGGCACCAGCCGCAGTTCCTCAAACGCGAAGCGGAGGTCCGATGCTCAAGCTCGCCTTCGACCGCGAGCCGTTTTGGCTCGACCTGTCTCCTGGCGTGCGAATTCAGTTTCGCCCGATCACCGTGGCTGCGATCCTCCTGGCGCGCACCGCCGCGGCGGACGTCCTGCGTGCTGGCGGCGACGACGCGATGGTGAGGGCCGGCGTCGCCTTCACGCGTTCGCTCGCTCAGTCCGGGATTGCCGCCTGGGAAGGGATTGGCGATGCGCAAGGCAACGTCGTTGAACCCACGGCGGACAATATCGATGCGCTGCTGGAACTTTGGCCGACGTTCGACGCGATCGATCGGCTTTATGTCGGGCCCGCTCTGATCCGGGACGCGGAAAAAAACGTCTGATCGCCCTTGCCGAATGGCACTTCGGCGGGGGCGAGGGCTATTGCGCGGCCTGCCCCGAGACCTGCGCCGCCTGCCCCTACCGCGAACATGCTCCCACAACGCCCGAGGGCATTACGACCTGGGGAGTGTTTCGACGCTCGGCGGGCCAGGTGCGCGCCGTCATGGGTGGCGTCTATGCGCTTGATTTCGGCGCCGTGCTGCTGCTCGCCGACGCCATGGGCGCATTGAGCCCGCTGCTCGTCGATCTTCTCCCCGAAATCGAACCGATCATCGTCCGCGCTTACCGCCGGGATAGCGACTGAATGAGCACCACGCAGGTCTCGATCCGCCTTGGCGTTGAGGGCAAGGCGGACGTCAAGCGCGCATTCGACGAGGTCGGCAAGTCCGGACAGGACGCGTTTCGCGGCGTTGCGTCTGCAATGGACGCCACCGGCGCCGCGACCGATCGGCAGACCCAGCGCCTTCAACGTCTGGCGGAGGCTGCACGGCAGGCTGGCGCCGCCGACCAGGCGCAACGCAGCTTCAATAGCGTCCTCGGCGTCGACACGGCGCCGAAATCCGCCCGCGACTCCGCTGCGGTCTTCGAGGCGTCGGCGAAGGGGGCGGAAGACCTCGCTGCCCGAACCGCTGTGCTACGTGCGCAGATCGATCCGCTCGGCGTCGCACAGCAGAAAATGAACGCCGAGATCGCCAACGCGGGCGGTCTGCTGAAGGCCGGCGCGATTACGCAGGCGGAACATGCGGCCGCCGTGGCGCTCGCGAAGAAGGAATACGCCGCGACGGCGGCTCAACTTGCCAATCTTGGCGGAACGGCGGCCGTCGGCGAAGTAAGATTTCTGGCACTGACGGGGGCCACGCGCCGGCTCGTTGAGGCTGCGGCAACCGGCAATATGTCGCTGCGATCCATGACGATGACGGGCGGAGAACTTCTGCGCGTGTCGGCTGGCCCCGGCGGCTTGATGGGGGCGCTGGGCGGCGTGGGTGCCGCACTGGGCGCACTGCTCACACCGACCGTGCTTGTCATCGGCGGCCTCGTCGGGATCGCGGCCGCTGCCGGCGTGGCCTATTACCGCTATATCGAGTCGCAGAAGGAGCTCGAAGTCGCTCTCGGCGGCACCGGGCGGGCCGCGGGTGCCACCGTCGGCCAGATCGAGCGCATCGCAGAGCAATCGGCGTCGGCCGGCAACGTATCGGTCGCCGCCGCGCGCGAGATGGAGGCCGCATTCCTCCAGACCGGCAAGATCGCCGTCTCGAATTTCGACGGCCTGATCAAGGTCGCGAAGAATTACGCGGCGACTACCGGCGCCGACGTTGCGACCGCCACCAAGGAACTTGCCGGAGCCTTCGCCGATCCGATCAAGGGCGCCGACGCGCTGAACGAGAAGCTCAACTTCCTCGACGACAAGACGCGGCAGTATGTCCGCACGCTGGCCGACCACAACGACCGCACCGGGGCGCAGCGTGTTCTCCTCGATTCGCTCAAGGGCAGTCTGATCAACGCGGCCGATGCGACGACGGCACTTGGGCGGGCCTGGGATTTCGTCGGGCGCATGGCGTCGAATGCCTTCGATGCGATCGGGCGGGGCATTTCGCGACTGCTTGATGGCGCGCCGCTCGAAGAACAGCTCAAGCAGCTCCAGGCAACACGCGAACGCCTTGCGGCCCTGATCGAGAATCCCGTCGCGCGCCAGGCACGCAACTTTGCCACCAGGCAGCTTGCGGATGTCAATGCCGAGATCGCCAAGATCGAGGCAAAGCTCGACACCATCCAGGCCCTCGCCAAGGAGGCGAGGGCAAACGAGTTGTCGGTCCGCGCCGGCACCGTTGCGCGTGATCTCACACCCGGCTTCGGAGAGCTGCAGACGCTAAAGGCGCGCGAGGCGCAGCTGCGGACCGCGCTCGACGATCCGCTGGCGAAGCAGAAGGTCGCCGACCTCAAGCAGGTCGAGACCGCCTACGATGCGGTCACGCGCGCAATCCTCACCTGGCTGGACCCGGCCGAAAAGGCGCGCCGGCTCGACGAGCTGGAAATCCAGGCGCTTGCCGCCAAGACCCCGGCCCAGAAGGCGGCGATTGCCGAGGAACGTCGGCGTCTCGAACTAGCCGGCCAGGCGATCCCCGTCGCCGTTGCGGAAGCCGACGTCACGAGGGCAAGCACCAAGGCGAGGGCCGAAGCGACCCAGGCGCTGATCGACCAGTCGCGCGTGCTCGAGGTCAATGCCAAGGCGACGCTGGCCGTCGCGGAAGCGTATCTCAAGAGCGCCGCGGCAGCGCAGCAGGCCGAGGCCCGGCGCAAGGCGCTGACCGAGGCCGTGCAGAATGGTGTCGATGTCGAAAAGCGCTCGCGCGAATTGCTGATCGAGCAGATCGCCGAACAAGCTGCGCAGTCAGCCAAGTCGGTGAGCGACACCGGCACTGAGGCGGAAGCCCAGAAACGGCTCAACAACGCCGTCGCAGCGGGACGGCTCTCGACCGAACAGGCACAGCGACAGATGCAGGTCGAGCAGGCGCTGCGCCCGCTCCTCATTGCACAATCGCTCGCGGAAGGCGACGCCAAGGGCACCCTTGGTCATATTATCGATGCGCTGCGCGGCGCTTATTCACGACTTCATGGCGAGCAGGCCCGTGCCGCGGCCCTGCAGACGATCGAAGGCCAGAAGAATCAGATCGAGCTTCTCCAGAAGCAGATCGATCTTGCCGGCCAAGGGGAGTCGCAGCGGGCGATTATCATCGCCCAGCTGCAGGCCGAGCAGCAGCTCCGCCTGAAGGGCATCGATCTCGCCAGCGCCGAGGGCCAGGCGATTCTCGCCAACGCCGGGAGCATCGAGCGACTCAACCAATCGCTTGCCCGCTCTCAGGCCGGCATGCAGGAGCTGCAGGGCCTCACGGACACGACGTTCAATCGCTTCTCGACGCTGATCGCGGAGGGCAAGACCGACTGGAAGTCCTGGGCCGATGCCGGACGCGCGGCGCTCCTGGATATAAATAAAGAGATCCTGAAGCTTGCGCTCTTGAATCCGTTCAAGAACTTGTTGTTCGGCAGCAACCTGCCGACGTTTTCCTCGATTGGCGGGTTGCTCGGCAGCCTCTTCGGTGGCGGGACGGCAAGCATGGGCCCCGCGGCGGCTGCAAGCCGGCTGTTTGGATCGCCGATCTACCACCAAGGTGGTTTGGCCGGAGATCCCGCACCGATGCGCGTCCTTCCGTCGGAAATCTTTCGCGCAGCACCACGCTTTCACGAGGGCGCGTTCCTCTCGCCCGACGAGGTGCCGGCCATCCTGCAGCGCGGCGAGCGCGTGCTCAGCCGCGAGGAAACGCGCCGCTACGACGGTCGCGGGCCGATGCCCCAGCCAATGATCAACGTCACCATCCAGACCCCAAGCCCCTCGGCGTTCCAGGCGAGCCGCACCCAAGTCGCGGCCGATCTCGCACGCGCGGTGCGTATGGGTATGCGGGGCATGTGACCATGAGTGGTCGCATTCTCGGACGGAAAACCGGAATCCACTTTTCCTGAGAATGCTCCGATGCCGCAGCCGTTCCGTGACATCCCGTTTCCGCCCTTCGTCGCGCGCGGAGCAACGGGTGGGCCGTCGTTCTCGACCAGCGTGGTCACGCTCGCCTCGGGCGCTGAGCAGCGAAACAGCCTTTGGGCGAACTCGCGCGGCAAGTGGAACATCTCGACCGGGATCCGCACGCGCGAGCAGATGCTCGACGTGATCGCATTCTTTCATGTCGTGAAGGGACGCGCCTATTCGTTCCGCTTCAAGGACTGGAACGACTACAGCGCCACGGACCAGTCGATGGTGGAGGTCACCTCGACCGTCTGGCAGTTAGTGAAGCGCTACAACATCGGCGGCTTCGAGCATGTTCGCACCATCACCAAGCCGGTGGTCGGCACGGCGGTCGTCAAGGTGGGCGCGTCTGTGGTGACCCCGTCCGGCATCGACTACCAGACAGGCAGAGTCACCTTCTCCTCGGCACCAGGCTCGGCACCGATGGCAAGCTTCGAGTTCGACGTGCCGGTGCGCTTCGAGACCGATCATCTGCCGGTCCAGGCCAATGCCTGGGACCAGCAGGTGGTCTCGCAGATCGATCTCACCGAGGTCCCTGAATGAAGACTCTCGATCCAGGGCTTGCCGCCCATGTCGCCGGGGGCCTGACCACGCTCTGCCGCTGCTGGCGTGTCGACCGCAAGGACGGCGTGATCATGGGGTTCACCGACCACGATCGCGACCTCGCGTTCGACGGCGTCACCTATCAGGCGGCAAGCGGCTTCACGGCGACCTCGATCGAGGACCAGCTCGGACTTGCGGTCTCGAACCTGGATGTCCAAGGCGCGCTGAGCTCGGCCGCCATCACGGAGGATGACCTCAACGCCGGGCGCTACGACGACGCGGCGGTAACGATCTTTCTCGTCAACTGGCAGGACGTCTCGGAGCGCGTGATCCTGCGCTCTGGCTTTCTCGGCCAGGTTTCGCGCGGAACGCTCGCCTTCACCGCTGAGCTGCGCGGGCTGGCAGCTCGGCTCGACCAGGCAGCCGGTCGAATCTTCCAGCGGGCTTGCCCATGGGAGCTGGGCGATCCCCACTGCACGGTCGACCTCACGGCCACCGGGCGCTACGGCGCGGGCACGGTGACGCAGGTCATCAGCGCCTTCGATTTCACCGCCAGCGGGCTCGACGGGCTTGCCACCGGCGTCCTCTCGCGCGGGCGCCTCGTCTGGACGTCCGGAGCGAACGCGGGCCTCGCGGTGGAAGTGAAATCTCACTCTGCCGGCAGCGGCATGTCGCGCCTCTCGCTCTTTCTGCCGATGCCGGACCCTATGTCTGCAGGCGACACATTCACCGTCACCGCCGGTTGCGACAAGACTTATCCCACCTGCCGTGACCGCTTCGCCAATGTCGTGAACTTCGGCGGATTTCCGCACATGCCAGGCAATGACTTCGCGTTGTCCTATCCCAACCAAGGGAGCGGTAACGACGGAGGCAAGCTCGGTGGTTGAGCGCGCCGCCATCATTGCCGAAGCCCGCACCTGGATCGGTACCCCCTACCATCACCAGGCGAGCACCAAGGGCGCAGGCTGCGATTGTCTCGGGCTCGTGCGAGGAGTCTGGCGCGAGGTCTATGGCGAGGAGCCGGAAGTACCGCCGCCCTATTCCCGCGACTGGGCGGAAGCGCACCGGCAAGAGACGCTCGCCGATGCTGCGGCTCGCCACATGGTGCCGGTTGCAATCGCGGATATACAGCCCGGCGACGTCCCATTGTTCGCCTTGAACGAGCGTGCGCCCGCCAAGCACTGCGCGATCCTCACGGGTCTGGACCGCATGGTCCACAGCTACGAATCCCATCCCGTCGCGGAAGTCTCGCTCTCGCCGTGGTGGCGGCGGCGCATCCGTTTCGTCTTTGCCTTTCCGGACATCGAGCCCTGAGACATGGCGACGCTCTTGCTTGCCGTCGGCGCTGCGGTGCTGACGGAAGGCGCAGCCGCGTGGGTCACGGCCGCCGCGACAGCCGTGGCGGGCGTGGTCGGCAGCGTCATCGACAACCGGCTCTTCGGCCCGGGTCCCATCAATCAAGAAACCCAAGGTCCTCGCCTCGACAATCTGCAAGTCCAATCCTCGACCGAAGGCGCGTCTCTGCCTGAGATTGCCGGCCGCGTCCGCATCGCCGGACAGCTGATCTGGGCGACCAAGTTCAAGGAGGTCGTGACCACGACCACTCAGAGCACGGGCGGTGGCGGTGGCAAGGGCGGCGGTGGAGGTGGCGGGGGCGGCAGCACCGTCACGACGACCACCTATTCGTATTTTGCGAACTTCGCGGTGGGCTTAAGCGAAGGCGCCATCGATCGGGTCGGGCGCATCTGGGCGGACGGCAAGCCGCTCGATATGAGCAACGTCACGATACGGGTCTATCGCGGGACCGCGGATCAGCTGCCGGACTCATTGATCGAGGGAATCGAAGGCTCGGGCCAAGTGCCGGCCTATCGCGGCACCGCCTATGTCGTGTTCGAGAACCTTGCGATCGGCTCTTTCGGAAACCGCGTTCCGCAGCTCAATTTCGAGGTCTTTCGCCGCGTATCGCCGGGAGACGGCTCGGGCGTCGAGGATCTCGTCGAGGCGATCTCGATCATTCCAGGCGCAGGCGAGCGCGTCTACGACACTTTCGTTCAGACGCGCAATCTCGGCGGCGGCTCGACCGCGCCAGAAAACAAGTTCGCCGGACGCATCGTCGCCGATTGGAACGTGGCACTCGACGACCTCGAGGCCTCGCTGCCGAATATCTCCACGGTCCTCTTGGTCGCCGGCTGGTTCGGGGACGATCTACGCGCCGGCCAGTGCACGGTGCGGCCCAAGGTCGAAGTCTCGACCAAGATCACGAGCCCTGACACATGGCAGGTTCACGGCGTCACGCGTGAAGTAGCAGTAGTCGTCAGCACCGTGCAGGGCCGGCCCGCCTACGGCGGCACGCCATCCGACGACTCTCTCGTGCGCGCGATCCGCGACCTCAAGGCGCGTGGTCTTTCGGTCATCTTCTATCCGTTCCTGTTCATGGACGTGGCGAGCGGAAACACGCTGCCCGATCCCTGGACTGGCAATATCGGCCAGCCGGCTTATCCCTGGCGCGGTCGCATCACCTGCGATCCGGCGCCCGGGCGGCCCGGCACCGTCGACAAGACCGCGACCGCGACGAGCCAGATTGCGTCGTTCTTCGGAACGGTGACGCGCGACCAGATCAGCGTCTCGGTCAATGGTTCCTCGGACGCGGTCTCGACGAGCTACTCGGGTCCCGCCGAATGGAGCTATCGGCGGTTCATCTTCCATTGCGCGCGGCTCTGCGCCGCCATCAATGCGGTCGAATCCGGGGCGGTCGACGCCTTCCTGATCGGTTCCGAGCTGCGCAGTCTCTGTGCCGTGCGCGACAGCGCCACGCATTTCCCGGCGGCGGATTATCTGAAAGCCCTGGCGGCAGACGTGAAGGTCGTCCTCGGGGCCGGCGTCAAGGTCGGCTATGTCGCCGACTGGTCGGACTACGGCCGTTACCAGCCCGGCGACGGCTCGGGCGACCTCTTCTTTCATCTCGATCCGCTCTGGGCCGACGCCAACATCGATTTCGTCGGGGTCGACGTCTACGTGCCGCTCTCCGATTGGCGTGACGGCACCGCGCATCTCGACGCGCTGGCGGGTGCTCCCTCGATTTACGACCACGCCTATTTGCAATCGAACATCGAGGGCGGGGAAGATTTCGATTGGTTCTATGCCTCGCAGGCCGACCGCGATGCCCAGACCCGCACGTCGATCACCGACGGTGCTTACGGCAAGCCCTGGGTGTGGCGCGCGAAGGACTTCCGCAACTGGTGGCTCAATGACCACTACGACCGTCCCGGCGGGACCGAGAGCGGGTCGCACACGGGGTGGGTGCCGCAGTCGAAACCGATCTGGTTCACCGAGTTCGGCATTCCGTCTGTCGACCGCGGGACCAACCAGCCGAACGTCTTCTACGATCCGAAATCCTCGGAGAGCGCGCTCCCCTACTATTCACGGGGCACGCGCGACGACCTGATCCAGCGGCGCGGCATCGAGGCGATGCTGACCTATTGGGCGGGTAACAATCCTGTTTCGTCCGTCTATAGGGGTCCGATGATCGGGACGATCGCGGCTTGGACCTGGGACGCGCGGCCCTATCCTGCCTGGCCCGCCCGCACCGACATCTGGAGCGATGGCGACCTTTGGCCGCTCGGCCATTGGCTCAACGGCAAGGTCGGGCTCGCGGACTTAGGCGCGCTCGTTGCCGAGCGCTGCGCACGGGTTGGATTTACGGAAGTCGACGTCACCGGACTGTTCGGCATCGTCGTCGGCTATGTGCGCGACCGGCCGATGAGCCCGCGCGCCGAAATCGAAATGCTCATGCAGGCGTTTGCCTTCGACGCCACCGAAAGCGAAGGCGTGATCCGCTTCGTGGCGCGCGGGCGGCCTTCGGTGGCCACCGTCGAGCCTGAGGACTGCGTCGCGCCGGATCAAGGCGACGCCGTAACGCTGACGCGCGCACAGGAGACCGATCTGCCGGACGTGGTCTCGGTCACCTTCATCGACGGCAACAACGACTACCAATCGGGGTCGATCTCCGCGAGCAGGCTCGCGGGCTGGTCGGACCGCAAGCGCGACGCGAGCTTCGCGCTGGTGATGGACGACGTGCAAGCGCAAGGGATTGCCGATCGGGCGCTTGCCGAAACCTGGATCGCACGCGAGACCGCAAAACTGGGGGTCCCGCCTGCGCTCGTCGCGCTCGATCCGGGCGACGTCATCGATCTGGTGGTCGGTGGTCGCCCACGCTCGTTCCGCCTGACGCGCATCAACGACGGCGGACTGCGCAACATGGAAGCGCAGCGCGCCGAGGCTGCGGTCTACGCTCCCCCGCTGCCGGGGATCGCGCCGCCCGCGGTGACGGTCCCGCCTGTCCTCGGCGCTGCCGTCCTGCGGATCATGGACCTGCCGATCCTGATCGACACCGACGTTCCTTGGTCGCCCTATGCCGGTGCTTGTGCCTCGCCATTCGCCGGCATTCTGGTGCTCGACAGCGCCACTGGCTCAAGCTTCGCGGTCGACACCACGCTGCCGGTCCGCGCCACCATGGGCGAGACTCTGAATGCATTCCCCGCGGGACCGACCGCATATTGGGACGACGTCAACATTCTCTCGGTCAAGCTCTATGCGGGCGAGCTGACGAGCCGCACCGAAGCCGAAATCCTAGCGGGCGGCGCGAACGCGCTCGCGATCGGCACGCCCGACGGCGACTGGGAAATCGTGCAGTTCTGCAATGCGAATCTCACGGCGCCGAGCACCTACAACGTCACGAAACTCTTGCGTGGCCGGATGGGGACCGAGCACGGCATGCGCGCGCCGCTCGCGACGGCTGCCCCCGTCGTTCTGATCGACGGGGCTATCGCGCAACTACAGACGATGCTTTCCGAGCGGGGTATTGCCCGATTTTATCGGTGGGGTCCTCCTGGACTCGATGCGACCGATCCGGCTTGGCAGCAGACGACATTCACTGCCCGCGCGGTCGGGCTCATGCCCTGGTCGCCGGTCCATATCGGCGGCACACGCAACGGCTCGGGTGATCTTTCGGTCACCTGGGTGCG